TCACTCTTCCTCGTCCAGATGACTATGAAACAAGTCTCCCTGGTTGCGAGCGATGAACGCCAGCCGCATCCGCTTCAAGACCCGATACACGAACTGCAGCGACACGTTATGTTTCATCGCCAGCTCTCGCTGGTTCCTGCCAGTGAACTCGTCGAATAGTTGCTGGTGCAGCTTCGATACCTGTACGTGTACCCCCTTCGGAACGTAGAGCTGCTGCCCGCCCCATACCTGCGCCATCTGCGCCGCCACTTCCGAACCGTGCGCCTCGGCCAGCTCGGGGTTGACGTGCAGGGTTTCGATTGCGGACTGCGCGACGTGATCCGCCAGAGCGGCCAGCAGTTCGCCGGCTGTACTGCCGGGCGTTCTTATCGATCCTGCCATTTCTTGAGCCTCTCGATGACGTTGCTGGCCTGGTCGGCCTTGAGCCAACGGAGCGCGGCGACGCCAGTTGCCCGCTGCACGAATGCAGCGAGCGCGCGCTCCGATGGATCGTTGACGATTCCCTGCTGATGCATCTCCAGCCAGAGCGAGCGGATCTTCCGCGACTGGCTGTCGTCCGCCAGAGGACGGGACTGCCGGTTCGGACGGACCTTGAACCCTCGCAGCTTGAGCTGTTCCAATACTCGGTAGAGATTTGGAACAGTGAGCTGCGCAGTTGATGTCGCACCGTCCAGCCCCTTCATGCCGGCCAGGAGCAAGCGGTAGGTTTCTTCATCCATTCCCAGCTCGCGCCGGCCAACGTGGATGAGCTTGATCAGGCGTAGACGGTTGGGGTTGGTCGTAGCCATTACGTGCCCTCCGGAGTGATACGCCAGAGGCTATGGACCTTGCCGACAGGTTGGCACTCCAGCCGCTCAATGCTGGATTTGAGGCTGGGGAAAATCCTCTCAGCCAAGCGCCTCACAGGGTCTTCGCAGTCATGAGTACACGATGCCCGCTTACCCCGTACCGTGCTGGTGACGTAACCAGCGATGCCGTCCCATTTGACCGAAACGTCCACCGGTTGAACCGGATGAACAGCGGCAACAGCATGCCGACACACCCAGGGGCGGCCGTGAAACTCAGCTTTCACGATGCCATCACGCTTGAGCGTCTTGAGGTTCGTAACCTTCGTCCCGCCCCATACATCGGTCTGATAAGGCCAGCTCCGAATAACCACGCCGTCCTGGTTCAACAGCCAGACTAGAAAGTCCTGGCCGTTGTCTTGGAACTCGATAAGGGTTGACGACATATTCAATCCTCCTCTGCCGGCTCGTTCGTACCGAGAGACAGCGGCAGTTCGCCGAGCCAGAAGCGAGCTACTTGCAGGCCCATTCGAAACCCTTCAGCTCTCGAACCGCTCAGCACTATCGGATCGTCCCCCAAGTGGATCTCCATCCCTGGGGGCGCGCTCAGAACCTGGTCAATATTGCCAATGCCTTTCTGGTGCCAGGAAACGAGCAACTCGGCTACGTGCTGCAGGTCAGTGTTTGAGCAGAAGTCTTCCAGCATCTCGCGCAGTTCAGCCTTGGCTTCCTCCGTATTCTCGATGGCGTGGCCGTCGTCGAATGTGCCCCCGACCAGCGACCAGGCGCTGGCGAAGACCTGGGCCTGCGACATGATGGTGTCGATGTTGATCTCTTCGGCCATCTCACACCCCCGCGATATCAAGAGGGATGGAGCGGTACTGGTCGGTGTCCCCGACCCGCTCCTGGATACGCACGTACGCCTTGGTGCTCACGACCTGGACAGCCTCGCCGATGGCCTGCATTGCCCGCTGCCAACGTTCGTCATCGATCTGCAGCCGGCGCAGGGCAAGCACGCTGCCGGTACGGATGTTCCCAGCTTGGTCCACGCGGAACGCATCGTTGATCAGCGTGATGACCTCCGCGCGAGCACCTTCCGTCCATTCGTGGAGGCACTCGTCGATCAGCGCCTTGGCCGCCTGCAGGCGCTCGTCGAAGGCGATGTTGTCGGCCATGGCCCGAATGACCTTGTAGCGACCGTCGAAGCTGACCAGAGAGACGTTGCCCTTCTTGCCTCCTACCTTCGCCTGGTACTGCTCGGCCGACAGGGTGATGAAGGCTTCGATATCGCCGAATGTTGCCAGTTTGAAATCCAGCAACGCCTTGTTCAGAGCCTTCCCCTTGGCGACGATCTCCTGCACAAGGCGGTCGCGCTCCAGGTCAATGGGCTTGATCATTTCTTCAGGCACCAGGCGCCCCTTGGCGTCCATGCGATATCCGGCGGGACGAGGTGCTAGTTTCTCAGCCATGGGCTGCCCCCTGTTCTTGGATATTGATAACGCGGTCAATGCGGTCGATCTCGGCCAAAAGTAGTGCCACTGACTTGACTAGGTTGAATCGAACCCCTCCACTGGGCTTCCAGTCGTCCTCATCCCAGGGCCAATGCTCCGGAACGATCCGAGTTAGGCGCATCGGGCGCTCCGGATCGTTGATTCGGCAGTGGGCTTCCTCGGCGTAGCAGACTGCGGCCAGCACAAGCGCACCATCGGAGTACTCGTCGTCGTGCTCCGGATGGTGTCCCTTGTCGGCGATCTGTCGGATGCGTTCGGAAAGCACGTCGCGGAGAGACTTCGGTGCTGAATGGGTGTAGTGCCGAGCGGCAAGCAGGTCACGTGCGATCAGGCGATAGATGTCGCGGATCGGCGTATCATCCTCAATCGCTCCGTCGAACACCTGGTCCACCACCCAGCTGAGCAACTCGTCGTCGATCTCGTACCAACCTTTCGGGCCTGGTACCGGAACAGGCCGTCCGTCACTGATCAGCATCTGCAGGTGATCTAGGACTATGGCGACATGGCCCATGGTTTCCTGCCAGAACATCGCTGAATTAGGACTCTTCACAGCCTTGCGCAGGGCCGCTATAGATGCGGAAAGTTTGCTGTCCATCAGTGCATCTGCCTTGCAGCCCGCTGGGCCGTCTTCTGCTGTTGGTAGTAGGCGGCCAGGCGCTGCATCTCCTCCAGGACTGCCTCGGTTTCGCCAGCCAGTTGCAGCCGCGCGAGCTGCACCAGGATGTTGTTCGCGTGATCGAACTGCCGATTCAGCGTGTGGTTGATGGTCTTCAGTTCGACCAGTTGCTGGTCCTTTGCAAAGCCATCGCGCAGAACGTCCTTCAGGGCCAGGCGGCAGTCCTCCTCGCTCATGGCGTCAACATCCATCAGCGGGGTGTAAGCGTGAGTTATGACGGTCATTGCTCTTGCTCCTTCACCTGGGTCACCCACGACACCTTCACCCCGCGCAGACGCACGGTGTTGCAAGTAGTCATGCCAACGGTCTTGCAATGAGCGCTGCGAAACTCCGGCATGAAGTGATCGGCCAGGCTCTGTGCCTCGTCCCGGTCGATGAACAGCGATTCATCGGGAACTGATGTCGCGACGACGCGAATGCCGACTTCGCGGAGCGCACGGGTGACTGCGTTGACCGCCGCGAGCTTTTCGGCCAGCTCATTGGTCAGGACGTGGCACGCGAAGAATGGATCGCGCAGTGGCCGCTTCGGAACGGCGTGAAGAGTGACTGTTGCGCGCATATCACACCCCCGCCCGCACGGCGGCTGCGATCAGCTCGCCAGTGACTTTGGGTTCGCAGACCTTCACCGCCTCGTTCATGGCTCCGCTGACCAGGTTGTTGACCGCCAACGGGTAGCACAGCGAGGAGGTCTGTACGCTGCGATGGCCACCGCGCCCAACCGGTACGGTGCTGCGCAGGCAGTTACGAATTTCCGTGAAGGCGGACGGCTCGAACACATCCAGGTAGTCGACATCGACCCGTGCAAGCTTGTGCTTCAGGTAGGCCTCGACATTGTTGTCCAGAGGCTGCAACCAGACCTTTTCGCACCGCTGCACGACTTCGCGTACCGCAGCGTTGTTCTCAGAAAGCTTGACGTCCAGCTCGGTCTGGCCGATCAGGATGATGGACAGCAGTTGCTTGAAGCCACTCTTGATCTCGTAAAAGCGCTTGAGGTGTTTAATCGTCGCCTCGGACAGGCTGTGTGCCTCTTCGATTACCAGAACGTGCTTCTTGCCGACCTGGCTCTTGAGTAACTGGTGCATCTGCTCGGAGCGATCCTCAAGGCTACCGCGAGCTTTATCGCCGGGAGCGATGGTGCGAATCACCGCACTGATGATGTCGATGGACTTGAGCGGCTTGCCCTTGCGGTCGCTGTCCTCGCTACCCAGTACATAGGGCTCGATGATGGTGATCGGCTCCTGGTTGACCTGAATCCACTCGGCCAGGTCCTCGCGGAGTGTGGACTTGCCCGCGCCGGACTCGCCGATCACCGCCAACATCCCACCATGCTTCGCGGTCTGACGGATGGACTGGCGCACGTAACGGATGTCATCGGACAGAAATACGTCCTCTGCTGACTGCATCTCGTAGGTGAACGGATCACGCGGCAGACGGAAGTGGCGTTTGGCTTCGGGGGTCAGGGTGTACTTTCGTAGTAGCATGGTGTCGCTCTCTTTGCTGTCTGCATTGTTGAGTGCCGGTGCAGCGTCAGTCTTGGCGGGCGGCGCTGCATCGGCTTCCATCACGAACAAGTCGCGAATGTGGTCATCGTTCGCCCCACGGGCGAACAGGGTTTCCTTGATCTTGTGCTCCAAGCCGGAGCGGTCGATGGTCTTCGGCCATTGGCCGTGATTGACCAACTGCGCAACGGCTGCCTGGCTGAGGGGTTGGCCGTCCGGTTTCTCCAGGGATGCGGCCAGTTCGCTTTGCGGAATGCCGAGGTCGGCAAGTACCCGCTTCAACTTCATCTGCATGACGTGCTCCTACACGGCCCGCAGGCCGCTGACGTTGGAGGCCGGAGGAACAGCGACCGGCCGGGTGAACTGTTCGATAAGGGCGTTGACCTGGTCCTCGGGCACGCCCTCCTTAAAGGTGCTGCGCAGCCAGGTGTTCTCCTGCGCCGTGAGGTTGCGGCCAATCGCCTGGGCGATCCGCAACATGGCCTGCATGGCGGACAGCTTCGGCACGTCAATGCGCAGATGCTCCGGCGTTTCGATAGTGCTGCCCTGGCGCTGCAGGTAGGTGGGGTGTTCCACCTGCTTGAGGTGCTGGTGGGAGTCGAGCTGGCCGCCGAACGGAGTGATGTTCTTCGCCCTGGCCTGCTCGGCGTCCTGCTCCGGATAGGCCAGTTCGTCCATGGCCTTGGCGGCATGCTCGATGGCAGTCTCCGGCTGAGCCTTGTACTCCTGGCCAGGTACCGCTGCGTCCAGGCGCTGGCCGAAGACGTCGTAACCCCGGATCGGCTCCAGTCGGTACTTGAGGGTCTCGCCGTCGTAGCGCGGCACCTCGATCTGGATGGCACAGTCGCCGTATACCAGGGACCGGACACTGACGAAGCTGCCCACGGTGACGCCGTCCAGGCCGCGCACGCTGTAGAAGGCCGAGGCATCGGCGCTTGGGTGCTTGAACTGGATGGTCAGGTCCGGGTTGACCTTGCGCTCGACCTCGCTACTGGTCATCAGCGCTCGGCAGACCTCTACCGGAGGTAGTAGATGCAACTGCTCGGCACGGATCAGTTGCCACAGGTCGTAGCGGGCGACCGGCGCATCCAGCCCCTTCCGGTGCAGCCGCGAATCCTGATGCGGAATCAGATTCGCGTTATAGGCCTCAGCCCAGGCCTGGGCTGAGGCGTTCAGCTCGGCAATGTCGTTCACCGGCTGGAAGCGCAGGCGGCTCTCAAACTGGGTTTCGACGATGTTGTTGCCGACTTCAACGCCCCCCTTGGCGCGGGCGTTTCCCGCAGCGTGTTCCAGAGGCTCGACTTCCAGATGATCCAGCAGATTCTTGATCGCGTTACTGGTGTTGGCGGAGCCCTTGTCCCACAGCAGGAACTTGGGTACGCCGTGAATCAGGCGCCCCTCTTGTTTGCCCCAGGCGTACATCAGGAACTCGAACAACGCATGCTGGCTCTCGCCGGCTGACTCGCAGTACCAGGTCACCAACGCTCCGCTGGCGCGGTCATAGAGCACATAGCGCCAGACCTTCAGCTTGACCTTCGCGAAGTTCTCCAGCTTGTTCTTGTAGAACTCGCGCTCGCGCATGATGTGCTGGCGGCCCTTGAGGTAGTAGAGCAGGCACAGAGACGGGTCGACCTCGTGAAGGTAGTTCGGATGAGGTGCGCGCAGTGCCTGGACGGGGTCGACCTGGCGTTGGCTGGCCACGTTGAGACTGCGGGCCGCCATCAACCGATTGAGCTGGGCATTGCTGACGCCGAGATGGATACCGTTCTGCTCCAGGATCGAGCGCGCCGAAGGCGTGAACATCGCCTGCTTGCCGTTATCCCGGATGTTCTCGCGCTGCATGCTTCCCAGCATTTGCAGCGCCTCGGTGGCTACGCTGGTCGAGCCTTTGTCGTTGCGGGTCTTACGGCCCGACTGCCAGCCGCAGACGGACTTGAGCTGGCGGTATATGGTCGCCGACGACAATCCCAGGAACTCCTGGGCCGAGGACATGATGCCGCCGCGCTGGCTCCAGCCTGCGGCATCCAGTCGCCTGGCAAGATCCATCAGGTAATCGCGGATATCCGGCGTGACCGTCATTTCAACCGCTCCCTTCACGTCCATCACTGGGCCTGCTCTTCGGGTTGCAACTGGTGCCGGCGAGCCAGAGCCAGTTCGTCCCCGAAGCGGTTGAGGATTTGGTCGCGGGCTGCCGCCACCAGGTGGGCGGTGCGGGTGATGGCATCGTCCAGCTCGATCAGTACCGCGCGTACTTCGAGCGGCATCTCAACGTAAGCCTCGGGGTCGTAGCCTGGCTGGTTGACCGCTTCGCCGATCCACCAGGCGTCCAGGGCCTCAACAGCTTGGAGATGGCGACCAAGGGCCTCGTCGATCAGCACCTGGCGCTTGGCGATCTCCTCCTGGAAGGGCGCGACCTTCTCGCTCCAGGGAGCAGTGCGCAGTTGAGCGCGCTGCAGCTCCAACTTGACATCGCGGAGCTTCTTGCTGGTGTCCGCCTCGACTTTGGACAGGGCGTCGTAGTCCTGCTGAACATCCTCCAGCTTCGCCTGCAGCTCTTCTTTTTCCTTCGAGTGCTTGGCGATCATCTCCTCGGCAAGATCAACGAAGGCTTCCTTGTCGCCGGTCTTGGCCACCTCGATCAGGGCTGTTTTCTGGTCGTCCGGTAGCTTCCGGTACTGACGCAGCTCGCGATAGCCGATGCCCATGCGGGACATAGATTCGAGGGCTTCTTCGCCGAAGGCACGGAGGTTGGCGATGTCCCTATCAACCTGGTCAACAGAGCGACCAAGCAAGTTGCAGAACTCTTCCCAGGTGCCAGAGAGATTTTCCGCACCGTGCGGACTACTCCGTCCTGCAAGAGCCCGATAGAGCTTGTTCTCTTTGACATAGGCGAGCTTGGAAGTCCGCACGGTGCGGGAAAACTCCTCAAAGGCTCCGGCCATTTGAGCCTGGCCAAGCAGTTGATTCAGGAGGTCGCGCTCTTCCTGAATACCTAGGGCAATATCACCCAGCATTGTTAGAGCACCGACCTCTTCCTGAAGAGCTTCCTGGTTGATCTCTGGCATGGGGTCTACTTTCACGGGAGTTGCTTTGCGAGCCATAGGACTTCCTTAATTCGGGGTACGGGTGTAGCGCTGGCGGCGCTCGTCGAGTTCGTGCTGCGCCTTGCGCAGGGCTTCGTCGAAGGCGAAGGCCACCTGCACCAGACGCGGGCCGAGAAGCCAGCGGTGATGGTCATGTGGGCTGCGATCTGCCAGGCCTGCGGTGCGCAGGTTTTCCAGGGCTCGCAAGGCGTTGTCGGTAGTGCAGTCGGCGGCGGCGGCCACCTCTTTCAGCAGCATTCCGCGGAACTCGTTGCCGGCCAGGGCCAGCAGCACGCGCAACACGCGCTGCACCTGCTCGGAGCGGTATTTGTCGGCGCTCATACGTGCCTCCGGACGCAGCCCTTCATTTCCTTGGAGACTTCAGCGGCGATGTCCTGCAGCTCACCTACAGTGACCTCCCGGAGCGGTTTACCCAGACCTAGTACCCGCTGGGAGAACGTGATCTGCATAGCGCCGCTCCACCACTCGCTGTAACCACCGAACGACTCCAAGGCCTCATGCACATCCATTACTCGGGCGAGCGTTTCCGGGCTCATGACTGTTCTCCAAAGTCGAATTGAGGGTGGGCGTGCTGCTGCACGTTGCCGCGATGCCACGCTAGTTCCTCCAGTCCGGACTGGATGGCGCAGAGGGTGGCCGCCGCATCTTGCTCATCGGCATAGAACGCCATCAGCGCCCCAGCGGCTTGGTGAAGTACGGCTTGCAGGCTCTGGATGTCGGACGGGCTGCTGGCTCGTCCGGCGGGAATGTCGATCAGGACCTTGCCCGCGCTGGCCGCGAGCCATCGGCTTACTAGGTTGATGCCGCAGACCTGCTCGTAGACGGGGATCAGCACCGCTGGCATACGGCCGTTGGCGAGCCACTTGTAAAGCGCGGAATGGTCCGGCAGTCCCATCTGCTCGGCGATACGTTCAACGCTGAGCCGCCGCCGTTCCCGGCCATGGTCTTTGCACCACTCCAGGGCCTGCCGGAGGTTGGTTGGCTGGGCGTTCTTCCAATTGCGGCGTTTCATTGGAAGCCCCCGCTGGCGCGGTAGCGCGGCCCTTCCAAACAAATTCTGTATTTGCAACTAGGCAATGGCATTGCGCCATGCACAATGAAATCAGTTACATTCACCAACAGGGCCGATGATATGCGGGACGAACTGAAACAGTTGCAGGCGAAGGTTGAGGCACAGAGCTTCGTGATCGAAGAGCTGCTGGGTATCTGTGTAGAATCCGGGCTGACTTCGGCAGCAATAGCCGGTAGCTGGAAATCGGTACGGAACAGTCCGACGTTCTTCGCGGCAGATGCCGAGGCGAAGCGGCTACTGGCCGACGAGTTGGATGCGTGGGCCGAGGTGCTCATTACGCGACATCCAGAGCTTTGGCTGGATCGGTGCAGATCTCGCCGGCCTTCAAGCCGAGCTTGATGGCGATCTCATGGGCCTGGCCGCGAACGCACTTCTTGCGGCCGCCGAGAACCTCGAACACCAGGTTCGGCGAGAATTTGTTGGCGATTGCCCACTGGGTGATCGAGATACCCTTGGCCTTGAGCGCTTCGCGGGCTTGATCAGGGGTACGTAGCTTCATGGAAGCTCCTTTCGAGGGGTTATGGCGCCGCGTTCGGTGCCGTTTAAGTTGCCGTTCGTGGTGGGACGGTGTGGATTAAATATGGTGGGAATATTACACCGTGTCAATGCACTTGGTGGAAAAAATACACGAAAGGCTGCGTGAGGAGCTGGATCGGCATGGCCTTAAGCTCGCCGCAGCTGCACGGTTGATTGGCGAGGCCAGCCCTCAGCGACTGAAGGATGTCGTGAGTGGTCGTCAGAAATGCCCTGCTGAATTGCTTGGCAAGCTAGCCGTTACTGAAATCGATTTGATCTATGTGCTCACGGGCGAACGCGCCGTCCTACCGAAAAGGCCGGAATTGCCTGCCGATGAGCAGATATTGCTCGATGGTTATCGGTCTCTCAGTGCATCCAAGAAAAAGCTTCTGCTTGCGTCTCTGCTTACCGGAGAAGTAGCAAAGCCTTCAGATCAAAGAGGGGTGGTAGTCACTGGCAGAGGAAATAGAACGGCGGGGCGGGACTATCACGAGAAGGAGTAAGCAATGGGTATTAGGGTCGAAGGGGACGGAAACCGCGTAGCGGCCAGAGACTTCATCGAGAACCAGATACGGTTCACCGATGATGATCTCAGTACCCTTGCGAAGAGGCTCGCCCATGCAATGGAAGGTTTGCCATTGGATGGCAATCACGAATTAAGGCTAAAAGTTAAAGGCCTTCGAGACGGGAGTGGTTTGGCTCAGCAGTCCATCAGAATAGAGGCTGTTCGAGCACTACCGCCTGTTGGAACTGGGAAGGAGCGCTATTGCCCTCAGTGTGAGAAGCCTACTTGGAGGTACACTGTAGTGGTCTACTGA